TGAGGTTTTTCAGGCTGTAAAAATGGAAAGAAAAGGAATAGGATTTGAGTTAAAAGAAAGCTATTATAATTTAGCTAAAAAGAATCTTGCAACTTGTATAGAATCTAAAAAACAACTAACGCTATTATAATGCAACCCCGCCCCTACCAAATAGACATAAGCGACAAAGCCGCCGACATCATTCGCAAATATGGATTGGTTTACTTAGCGATGCAGGTTCGCACGGGTAAGACCGTCACGGCTTTATTAACCGCTGAGAAAGTGGGGGCGGAGGTTATTCTATTCCTGACAAAGAAAAAAGTAATAAGCGGCATATTGGATGATCATAAGCAGTTAGGATTGAAGGCGGATATTATCGTAACGAATTATGAGAATATTCATAAGATCGAGCAGCCTTTTGACATTGTTATCTGTGATGAAGCGCACGGGTTGGGGCAATATCCTAAGCCAGCGCAAAGGGTTAAAAAGCTAAAGGAATTATGCAAAGGGAAGCCGATTATCTATTTAAGTGGAACGCCAACGCCGGAAAGTTACTCCCAGATATTTCACCAGTTTTACATCAGCTCATTTTCTCCGTTCAAAGATTACATTAACTTTTACAAATGGGCAAGGGATTATGTGGATATTCAGCTTAAATATTTTAAGGGCTTAAAAGTAAACGACTACTCAAACGCAAACCAAACAAAAATCAAACAAATGACAGATCATTTAATTATCCCTTTCACTCAACAGGAAGCCGGGTTTAAGGCTCAAGTTGATGAATTAACGGTAAGTATCAAAATGGAGCCGTCTACGTATTATCTGGCTGATAAGCTCAAAAAAGATCGTGTTTACATCGGCAAAGACAATAACGTAGTAATGGCCGATACGGGGGCAAAGCTATTAAGTAAGCTGCATCAAATCTACACCGGCACCGTAATAGATGAAAAAGATGAAGGCGTAATATTTGACCGCTCAAAAGCTTACTGGATAAAGGAGAATTTCAAAGGTAAAAAGATAGCCATTTTCTACAAGTACAAAGCTGAGGAAATCATGCTTTATCTTACATTCGGATATGATAAATTCACAACCGATCCGCAGGAGTTCGCTAAAAGCGATTCTAAGTGGTTCCTTTCCCAGATCCAATCCGGACGTGAAGGCATTAACCTTAGCACAGCGGATGCGCTTATAATGCTTAATATTGACTTTAGCGCCGTATCGTATTGGCAGGCACGAGCGCGGATGCAGAATAAAGACCGGGAGGAGGCTTCAAAAGTCTATTGGCTATTTGCGGAGGGCGGGATTGAGGAGAAGATATACAAGGCTGTAAAGGATAAAAAAGATTATACTTTGAGCTATTTTAAGAATGATTACGGGATTGAGTAAAAAATAATTTCAAAAAAATATTAAAAAAAGTTTTGCACTTTGGGGAAAAGTATTATCTTTGTGTAACAAAACAAAAAACCAAAAGCCATGACAACAACAATCACTTTAAAGAACAGCAAATGTGTTTTTGAAATCAATTTTCAAAGCAAAAAAGTAGATGGATCAGATTTAAAAGACGTTTACAATTATCCTGTATGTTATAACAAAACAAGCAGATCATTAAAGAAAGCTGCTAAAGCTTTGCAAGAAGCATGGAATGATGAAATGACAATGTACGGAGCTATGGATGTATTAGATAATAATGGAATCACAATGCGCTCATATTGTTCAATGGATTAATTAACCACCGGGGGCTTTGCCCCCTTTTAAAACCTCAAACTATGCAACAAAAATCATTTGACCTCACCAAAAGACAATCTTACATCTTTATTGGAATCATTGTTATTTTAGGATTAATCGCTAATAATTTTTAGTATGGAATCCAAAATACAAGCCAACATTAAGGCACGCTTTGAGAAAGCTGGATGGTTAGTTGTAAAGCTTATCCAAACGAACTGCAACGGCATCCCTGACCTTATGTGTTTAAAAGGAGGGCGGACTATATTCGTTGAGGTTAAGCAGCCGGGCCGTGAACCTACCGACCTGCAGAAATTCAGGCATACTCAACTCACGCAAAGCGGCTTCAAAGTCTTTGTATTAACAAGCGAAAAAGATATAATAATATGAAAGAATTGATTATAATTTATTTAATGCCGTTATGCATCGGCATCGTATATGGTGCATATATAATATTATCCATAGACAAAATCACAAAAGATGACAACTGAACAGGCTGTAAAAGCAATACAATCGCACTTAGCGGAACACATTGAAGAGGTGCCGGAAAGGCTTTTGGAAAATATAAAAGACATAATTAATAGTACAAGGCTCATAATAAAAAAAGAGGTTATCTGTGAAAACTTTAAAACCGAAAAGCCTAACTTAAAAAAGGAGTGGGCTGAAATATGCAAGCTCTACGACCTCGACCCTGTTAAAGCTAAAAAAGGCAGGCAGGCAAAAAAGATATCCGCAAAGGCTCACTTTGTGCGGAAAATAATATTAACGTATAAATACGTTACGCTGATTGACCTTAAAAACTTTTTAGAATTCGGAGACCATAGCAGCATTATTAATTTGCGGGACTGGTCGAAAGCTGAATGTCCTATTCCGCCATTTTACGGGAAGAGAAGGTATATTATTGACGCTCCGGAAAATCACGGATAAGTCGCTGCAATTTGCGAAGGCATAGATTAATTGTATTGTAAGCGTTTTTCTTTGCTCTTATCTGGTCCTCCTGCTCTTCATCATATCCATTATAAGACGCTTCCTCAAGTGTTGTAATTACCGTTAGGGCGCAATCAATGACTGCTGTAAGGTCATATTCTGGCAGCTCTATTTTTGCGGATTCATCACTCATAATATTTTGCCTTTATGGATGCGATAATTACGTACGTGAAAGTCTTTGCCATTTTCTGATAAGTCAACTATTGCCATACCGTGCGCCCATTTGTTGATGGGCAGGTAGGCGGGGTTTAATTCGCAAAGGCATCCCAAACTCCACGTTGTAGTAATTTCGCCATTCATATTGCTTTCCGTGTGTTCACTTACAGCGTGATTATGACCTTGCATGGCTGTAACCTTCCCCCTCAAAAACAACCCCCTTGCAATGTTTACAGGGCTGAAGATGGATTGACCGAACTCGTGGCCGTGTACTATATTTAAGTCATTGGCCTTCATTATGCGCTTATCGCTGATTAAATCAATCCCGCGTGCATCTAACCCTAAAAGATATTTTAGCTCAAATTCTCGCACCCCTAACAGCTCAGGCGCTACTCTCATTAAATAATGCTCATATCGCTCCTCATGGTTTCCTATCTTAAAATAAATCTTCGCTCCGAATTGGCTAAGGATATCCAAAAAATCCCTTGTTGCCTGTAGCTCATGCGCTACCGACCTTTTGCGGGGGTCTTTCATAAAGCGGCTCAATCCGTAAAAATCTATGGTATCTCCATTTAATAGGATTGCGTCCGGCTTTTCACTTTGTATGAAATCAAGGGCGGCAGACAAAGCAGCAATAGAATGGTAAGGAATGTGTATATCACTTAGAACGGCTAATTTTTTGGCTTTGATAATAAAAGGCTCATATTTCGTTTCATCGGATTCAGGTAATTTCCACGGGTTTTTAGAGCGTTCACCTTCCATAAATAAGCTTTTATCTTTTGTATATTTTTTATTACGGCTGCCATGCTTACCTTCATTATATCTCAATATCGACCTTGCATTATCAACAGATGTAAAAAGTTCTTTATTCTCATTGTACATCAATTTTGCAAGTGTTATGGTGGGCATATCCATCCCGTATTTCAATCGATACTCCCTTGCTATATTTCCTTTACTAAATGGCTGCATAATAAAGATTGGCTTCCTCTTCCCTACGCTTTACAAGTCCGGGCAATACCTTACCCCCGCCACGTGTCCATCGCATAAACTCATTGCGTATTGTAGAATCGGATGGGTTTGCGTTTACTTTTTTTGCAAGTGTGGATTTGCCAAAGGCAGCCCCGCCGACATTAAAACAAAAAGAAACGAGCGCCCCCAGTTGGTTTTCGTTAAGCTTTACCTTTACTGTTCTTTGCACTTCGTCAGCGAATAGCTTTACCTGAAAATGCAAAAGCTTATCAGCATGATCAATAGTTATGACATCACCAATTTGTACGCGGCTGCCGTTCATATAAAAAGTAGCTCCGTATCCTATTGTAGGCAATCCTGATGGGCAGATGTATGCCCGAAGCTTTAAGCCCTCATATTTGCGAATAATGGCAATTCCTTTATTCATATAATTAATTTAGCAAATTGGCGGCGGAATGAAAAAATACTAAGGCAAATAATTATAACCCACATCCATTTGTTGCGGGTTTTTAGTTTGCCATTAGTTAATTCTAAACCGTGAATTTTTGTCACGTTTTGCGTATTAATTTGCGACAAACTTTTGATAGTTTTATCGCAGTCATTTTTTAATACCTGCAGCTTCGCCGTGCTTTCCTGTGTCTTAATTATTACTTTCGTTTCAGGTTTGCAAGGTATCTTTTTTATTACCTCTTTAATCTTATCAATATGTACCGTGTCGCAGTTTGCTGATAGTAAACTATCAATAAGCAAAGCCATGTAATTAAACTCAACTTCGTATTGATGCAAAAGCGCCGTATCCGTTACGGTTAGCGTTTCGATTGTTTCGTTTATAGGATATCTATCTGCGCATTCCTTTGCAGTTGCTTCAGGTAAATTATCCATCATGCGATGTAACTTTTTAGGGTTTGCGCATGATACCAAAAGGTACAATACCGCTAAGTATAAATATTTGCCCATATTAAAAAAATGAAAGTATAAACCCTGACATACCGCCCGCAATCGTATAAACAGCATCTCTCCAATCAAATTTGCCGTAATCCAAAACATCCTTTAATTCCTTACCTATGGCAGCCGTAACCACAGCGCAAAGCACCCACAGCCAACAATACGGCACCTCTAAGGCTTTAAATAAAATAAGGGCTGCAAAGCTAACCCATACGCCCGCCCAAAAGTGCATTTCTTTATCCTTCGGGGTCATTTTTCTTATCTGTTTTAGTTGAGCCGAAATAAAAACCTATTACACCTGCTAAGGCACCGCCAAAGATAAACCCGCCCGCCGTTAATACTAAGTCATGGTTTTGCTCAGGGATGGGCTTCACTTGCAACAGATACAATAAAAGAAAACTACCTATCACAATAATAATTGCAAGGCTGTTACGGATATCAGTCTTTGTCAGTCTTTTTAACCATTCTGGCATATCACTTTTTTTTAATTGATTTAACTACTTTAATTGCTGCAGGTAAATTCCTTAAAATCCAAACCGAATAACCTGTTATTGTAAAAATAAACACTACATCATTTTGGGTTACAAATGCCATGATACTCAATAAGGACATCATTAACGGCTCAATTTTTGCGCTCATATTCAACAGCTTTTTTCACGTGATCTTTTTCAATTACATTCAACAAATTACAAACCTTTTTACCTAAATACGTTAATGTTTTCGTTTCGGCATTTCTTCCCAAAGCGTAGCTTATTGTCTTATCCATGTCGCCAAATCTGTAACCCTTCTTTTTTATCAAAGTCAGGTTAAATAATTCAGCACAAACTACATTACCATGCTGATCGATTGACTTTGCTATGTGAAACAAATAAAGGTCTATTGACCTAAATAATGTCACAATTATTTGAAAAATAAAGCCAATCGGAAGCAAAACAACCGATATTAAAAGAGCTACAATTAAAAGGATAAACCCTCTCATTACACCACAATATTTGCAGCACGTTGGAAAATGTCATCCACCTCACTATCATTCAAAGTAAGTATTGCCTTAATCATTGTAACCGTAGGGCTGTTCCTTTCCGTTGTGCTTCCGTTATTCCACGCCCTTTCAGCATAGGTTTTATTCGGCTCTGGCAGCGTTGCAAGGGCATTCGTTACATTCGCCTCTAACCCATCAACAGCAAGGATGGCACGCAGCCTCCACGTAGGTACACTAAACCACTCAGGAGCTTGCGCCCTGCTTATTTCGGCAAGGGTAAAATATTTTTCATACCCATCGAGTATTGGAACTTCCCATTGTCCGTTTGCATTTTGC